GCAGGCATGGGATAAAGGCAACGGGCTAGAATGGAGTTTATTAGTGCAAGCAATAAAAACAGATCCAAAACAAAAGCCCGTGATTTTAGGCCCAAGCCAGTTAGAGGAAATTAACGTTCTAAACCTTGCCGAAAACGACCGCACTTTTATTCGCCTTTGCCAATTCGGGAAGTTTTCACATTCCGAAGAATTGCCGGCTGTGGTGGCAAACTTGGCAAAGAATACGAATGTTCAAAATCTAACGCTATGCGATAGCTTAGGGCACCTACAGGAAGACGGCAATTTGTCAGCATGGCTTAAACGCACGCGCGAACAAAACGGCGAAAGTGTGGCAGAAATGGTAGCAGAAAGCGTGAGCCGAAAATCCCCCATGATTGATTTTGAAAGCGAGAAGCCGACACAACCGGAAATCACAGAGGCGTTTTTACAATGGACGGATAAACCTATCCGCCAAGATAGCACCATAGGGAAAACCTTAGAATATAATGGGCTATATTGGCAGGCGTTACCGGAGACAATCCTTCAACGCAAGATTATGGCGTTCTATCATGAACAAGGCTATAACAAATACACTGTGAGAAGCCTGAAAGTCATTGCCGACCTAGTCGCAATCAAGGCGGATGAAATCCCAACACAAAACCCCGATTTTATCGGCTTTCAAAACGGGGTATTAAGCAAGAAAACAGGCGAATTCATGCCGCACAAAATTGACCACTTTTTGCGCTCAATAGAAAAATTTGATTGTGATACTCGAAGCCAAAATATACCGCACTTTGATGATTGGATTGAATTTGTCAGTAACGGCAACCAAAACAAAAAGAACGCGATTTTAGCCGGGCTTTATATGGTGCTCACCAACCGGCACGAATGGGGGCTATTTTTAGAAGCCACCGGCACCGCCGGCGCGGGAAAATCAGTATTCAGCCGAATAGCTTCAATTATCAACGGCGAAAGCAACACGGGCTATATCAACCTTCAAGAATTGGAAATAGACCGCAAGCGGGCAATGCTAATCGGAAAAAGCCTTGCTATATCGCCCGACCAAAAGCCCTACAAGGGAAGCGCGGACGAATTGAAGGCAATTACCGGGGGCGATAACGTTACCGTAAAATTGGTTTATGTTGATGATTTTGCCGTAAAACTCACGCCAGTGTTTATGTTAGTAACAAACTACCCTTTACTATTCACCGACCGAAACGGGGGTATAGCCCGCCGGCGCATAATCATTCCTTTTGACCGGGCCATTCCGAAAGAGAAAAAGGACGTGCATTTCACCGAGAAAGTACAAAAGGAAGTTTACGGCATAGTGAATAAGTTATTAGCCCTTTTCCCAAATCCTGATACGGCTAGAGCGATTTTGGAAGAATACCGGGATTTAGACGAAGGCAGACACATAAAACGCGAATCTAATCACCTGATTGACTTTTTAGGGCATTTTGAATTGAGGGAACACCGAAACGAAAAAGCCCTAAGAATAGGGAATGCAAGGAGTGGATTTATTCCCTATGGTGACAGATTAGGCAAACCGGATAGCCTATACTCCGCCTATTTGTTCTACTGTGAATGTAATGGCCTATCTCCAATTAATCGCTTTTCCTTTAATAATGCATTAAGTGACGCATTCAAAGAGGCGGGAGAAAAAATACCTTTTGAAATAAAAATGCTATATGGAAACGAGACAACTAACGCATATTGGAAGAATAGAGTTCTTTCTATTCGACAGTGGGAAGGATAGTATTAAACGACTAATTTCAGAAAAGGCGACAAAATCGCCTTTTTTTTCGCCTGAAATCTACCATTTTTCTAGAATTCCACTTTACAAAGTGCTCATAAGTGTAGCTAAACCACTTGAATAAAACCTTATTCAAAAAGGCTTGAGAGTGTTTTGAGTGGTTAAGTGGAAAAATTTTTCAAAACTTTTTTTCTTTTTTTGCATTCTTTTTTCTTTCTATTTTGATTGAGAAATAACAAACCCACAAAGGGAGCTTTTTATCTTTTAATTGTGTGAGATTCATCAGTAAAAGTAAAAAAGGTAAAGAGTATGGGAAAAGCAATTTTTGAGATTTTACGCACCGGAACGCATAGAGCTAGAAACGGTAGATTTACATTTAGTCAGGAGGATATAAAAGGCATTGCTAAATTTTATTCAGCAGATGTGAAGAAGGCACCTTTAGTTATCGGACACCCTGAAAACGATAACCCACAATATGGAAACGTCACAAAACTTTATCATCATGAAGGGCATTTGTTTGCCGAAGCAGAAATTAATGAAGAGCTAATTAGCAAAGTTAAAAACGGCGAAATCAGCGGAATTTCTTCGGCGGTCTATTTTTCTGAATCTAAAGGCAATCCGGTGAAAGGCTTGGGCAGTTACTTAAAGCATGTTGGATTCCTTGAAAAAGGTAAAGACGAACCGGCAGTTAAGGGGATGTTAAACCCTGAAATTAGCTTACATATCGCCAACCTAAGTGCAGATAATGACATTGTATTTCTTAGTGATGGAGGATATTCCTACAATCGCCCAAATAGGCGAATTAAATCAAAAAGCACAGTATTTCCAAAACGCCCTAGGCGTAGATTATGGCAGGGCGTTAGATATTATCAGTCAATAGGTAAAAATTATGACCAACGATTTAGATGAACTCAAAAAAGAAAATGAACGCTTGATTGCCGAATTAAGCGAAAACAAGAAAATTGTGGCAAATGCCAATAACACAAACTATGTAGAAGAATTGCTAAAGAAAGGAGTATTGCTTCCACGGCAACAGGATTTTGCAATAGAACTGTTAGATATTGCTTCAAACTACGATAACGGCGAATTTGTCGCCTTTAGCGAAGGGGAATGCCTAACCGATAAAATCAAAGATTTTTTAGCAAAACAACAACCTGTAAATCTAGCAATGCAAACTGAAAGCATAGATTTAAATTTATATAAAAAGCCTACTGTTTGGCGACAAGAAGGAGAACCATTTACCCCCCATCAGTTGGACGAAAGAATAAAAAATTATATGCGAACCTATAATGTAAATTATAGAACCGCTTTCAACGAAATCATTTCATCAGGAGAATAGATAATGACAAACCAAACTCAACAAACACTTCAAACGGCCCGAATTCAAGACCCAGTATTAACCAATCTAGCACAAGGTTATTACAACAATGAATTAGTATGTGAAGTTTTAATGCCGGTGGTAGAAATTGGCAAAGAAGCGGGGAAAATCCCACAATTCGGACGACAAGCATTTACGCAACCACGAACTGTACGCGAATTGCGTGGGGCTTCTAATAGACTAACCCCGGAAGATATTTCAACACTAGACGTGCAATTAGAAGAGCATGATATTGAATACCCGATTGACTACCGAGAAGACAATGAAGCAAGTTATCCTTTAAAACAATATGCGTTATCGGTTACCCAAGACATCATCGCACTAGGGCGAGAGGTAGAAACAGCAAAACTAGCTCAAAATAGCGATAATTACAGCACTGAAAATGTTATTTCTTTAAATACGAACAGCAAAATTAGCAATAAAAAATCCAATCCATTAGAAGTTATTGAAAGTGGTATTTATGCAATTTCTTCATCCATAGGTATGAAACCGAATGTTTGTGTGATTGCGGGAGACGTCTGGAAAGTTTTAAAAGAAAATGAAGTTATCTTAGAGCCTATCAAATACACCCGTACTGGTATTTTAACACCTGAGATATTTGCAGAGCTAATCGGCATTGAAACAGTAAAAGTCGGTGAAGCGGTACAACAGGTCGGCGGAAAATTAGAAAAAATTTGGTCTAATTGCATTATTCTTGCCTATGTATCAGATAAAGCCAAAAATAAGAAAGGTAATATTTTTGACCCTTCTTTCGGTTATACAGTAAGACGCAATAAAGGACAGTTTGTTGATACCTGTTTTGAGCACGGCGGGAAAGTTCAAATTGTTCGCTGTACAGATATTTACAAACTGCACTTATTGGGTAAATCAGCCGGTTATCTAATCAAGGATTGTCTTGCCGGTTAAAATCGTTCAGAATAGCCCCTAAATGGGGCTATTTTTATTTTTTGCCAAAGGCAGGCAGGTTTATACCCTTTTCTAAGAATAATACGGAATCAGGTTAAATTATGTTGAATTTGGCGGACTAACTTAAATTATTCCAAATATCCCACCATAAGCGGAACAAATAGCGCAGGATAATGCATAATAAATTGTATTGATTTTGTTTTTTAGTACCCTATAAAGTACCCAGACAACAATGGCCAAAATTTATTATTTAAGCATATCAATAAGTTACTAAAATTTATTTAGTCCTGTCAGGTCCTTTTATTGGTGATATGCCGATAAATGAAATTCTTCCAAAGGTTGTTATTGAAGCATTAGAATCACTCTATAACCAAGGCAAGGGCGATACATTAAAGCGCACTATTCGGCTATTGAATGAAGTACTTAATTTCGCTGTAAACTACGGCCTAATTGCCTTTAATCCTTGCTTACGAATCAATGAAGTATTTAACTTTGGAAAATCCACCAACAACCCGGCAATAACACCAAAAGAACTACCGGAATTAATAAAAGCCGTGATGTATTCCAGTGCGACCATTCAAACAAAGTTATTATTCAAATTTCAGTTATTAACCATGGTACGCCCTGCTGAAGCAAGTAACGCCACATGGTCTGAAATTGATTTTAAAAAATCTTTATGGACTATCCCGGCTAACAGAATGAAGAAAAGACATCCTTTTGTAATTCCCCTTTCTTCCCAAGCTATGGCAATTCTAAACAAAATGAAAAGTATATCTGTGAAAAACGAATATGTTTTTCAAAGTTGGATTAAGTCTAGTCTAACCAACCAATGAGCAGTCAAACAATCAATAAAATGCTAGTCGATTTAGGCTACAAGAATAAACAAACTGCTCATGGATTAAGAACAATCGGACGCACTTATTTAGCCGATCAGCGTATTGATTATGAAGTGGCTGAAATGTGTATTTCTCACAAGACGGGTACGCAAACAGGAAAGATTTACGATAGGGCTGATTTCCTTGAACAACGCAAGCCAGTGATGCAACTTTGGGGCGATTTTGTAGAACAATGCGAACGTTAAAAGTGATGTGCGTGGAAAATATTTAAAAAGTGCGCTCACTTGTTCACCCGTTTACTTTATTTTATTTTTCAAATAGTTATAGAGTGAAGAGAAAAGAGAAGTTATTCATCAAGGCATTCACCTTTTTAGATAAAAAAAGCGCGGTTTTTATGCCGCGCCTTTCACTATCTATTTGATTTTATGTACTCATTATAAAACTCATCAAAGTCTTTAAAGTGTACATTCGTGATATATCTCCCTTTTTCCATGCCGGAAGTTATCCGCTTGCGGGCGTAGGGATATTTATTTTTATGTTGCGCCAATCCTTGTCTTAATGCTTCGGCAAAGTTATTCAGTGTTAAAGCATTTTGAATATTATTGGCTTCAGTAAATACCAAGTAAGCCGGGTAAAGGTGTGTTCTTGGAAGTCCGGTTTTCGCGTTGCCAATTCCTAGCCCGTTACTTTCTTGAGAGGTTAGGAAATAACTACAAAAGACCGCTAAATGATCTGAGTTCATTTTTATTTCTAACGCTTCGGCACTTTCCTGTTGTTGAATTAACGCTTTCTTTGCGTCTAACGGATTTTTAAAAGCCTGAATCAGTTTATAAATAATTCCTCCGGCTTCGGCTTCTATCTTATCCATTAAGTGCGGCTCGCGTTTACTTTCCTGCACGACCTTATCAAAGTGAAAAATCACTCGGCGGCGTTCAATACCTCCGTTTCTTTCTGTGAAGCGTGTCGGCTCATTGTTTACGATTAGCACGATCGCGGGAATGATCGCTTTAAATTTGCTTTTGTGCTTCGGATCGATATTGACTAAATCACCTGCACTAATACTTTTTAGTCCACCACCATCACCACCATAGCGGGATTGTTCCGGGCATAGAATGAGCGTTTTATTCACAAAGTTTTCACGGCCGCGCGGTTCGTCTAAATCAATTAATCGACCGCTTTCGGTGTTTTGTTCCCCGGCTAACATTGTGGCAATTTGCGCAAATACCGATTTTCCACTGCCACCATCACCGGTTACTTCAAAGAATAATTGCCAGTTATGGCGATTCGTTAAAATCGCGTAAAGCGCGCTCAAGATTGCTTGCTTTTTATCTTCCTTACCATCGGCAACAAAATTCAACCAACTATCAAAGTGTGGTGTATTTTCCGTTTGATTCGTGTAATTGTGCGGAATAAAGGAAGTTAGCCAGTTTTCCCGGCAATGCGGGTAAAATTCCAAAGTAGAGCGGTTTAATACACCATTTTTAAAGGCTAATAGCTCCTTGGATTGATCACCCATTTTGGCCGCTTGAATCTTCGCTGTATCAATCATTGAATCAATAGAACGAGCACTATAAGTAAATTCCTGTTCATCGTAAAACTGAACGGCTTTAACCTCCAATTCCGATCTTGGTAGAATCTCCCAATTTACACCGGTGTAATGATAAAGCTCCTTATCTAAGCTGTGTTGAGCAATATCTAGATTCAGCCATTTTACGAATGCCCGGGCTTTTACGTTGGTGCCGTCCTTTTCTTTCAATTTCGGCGGCGGAGCAATTTTATCCGCAATTTCTACCGCACTTTTATCCGTGCGTAAGCGTTGAATGTAACCACTTAGATTTTCCTTAATCTGCGCGGTACCATCATATAAAACGACATGATCGGCTTTAGTATGCTTTGCTAGGTTATGGCAAATACCGGTGATTTCTGTCTGCTCTAATTCTCCATATTGGAAAAGCAAGATTGCGCGTTGCTCCGAATCAGCTATTCTTATTCCTGAAACATCTTCAAGTTGCTGTTCGGCAAGAATCACCGGCTTTTGTCTGGCATCTATACCTTCCACCAACGAACACAACAATAACCATTCTTCGCCTTTTCCTTTGTTCCATGCTTGCCAAGCCTTACGCCCGGCAAGAATGATTAACGCTGAATAAGGTTCTTTCGGCTGATCCGCTAAATGTGGTGCATTAATTAAGCGTGCCATGATTTGCCCCCTCAACCGTACCGCTCTCAATTATATGAATACGCATGGCGACTGTTTTTTGAAAATAGGAAAATGCACTTACCAAGGAATTCACTACACAATTTTTCAATAAACCATCTATAAGTTCATCATTTGTTAGCATCTTGGCTACTTTGTCCGGATCTGAATGTAGCGGAACAGGCGCCATTTGTGATAAATGCTTATTGATAGTCAGCAGTTCATCATGAATGATTTTTAGTCCGTCTATATATTCAGCGGGATAATTGGTAAGCTGTTCAGCTAATACTAGAATACCTTCGGTTATATAAGGGAAAGACGAATTAAAGACTTCACCTTCACGTTTTCCCATGTTCTGATAACTGTTTGAAATCGCATTCAATTCAACGGCATTTAGTTTGGAATAATCCATTTTTTGATTGAGATCCATTATTGTGCTCCTTGTATCTGTTTTTGTAACTCAATATGCTCAATGTGTAATCGTTCAATTTGTGTTACTACTTCGGAGAATTTAGAAATTAAATAACCGTTTACCTGATTGAAGTCCTTTAAAAGTGCGGTCTGTTCTTTTGTTAAATCGGTGACTTTTGCCAATTCATTAAATAACTTTCCGCCGCCTTTCAACCGTTCTACTAAATCCGCACATTCACCACGCATTTTTACTTTATGATGAAAATCATTCGGATAAACTTCAAGGCATTTCCTATTGCTATCATGAATTAGCTTAAATTGGCGTGTAATTTGGTTATATTCCGCAACCAACGGATTGATAAATAGCTTCCCTTGGTATTTAGCTTTAGGCGCGCTGTGCTCGTTTCCTTGCGTATTTTCTACAGAATGTAAATTTGCATTCTGGTTTTTCTCAAATTTGAGTTTAACCGCACTTTTAACCGGCTCAATTTTGAGCTCGTTGTTTCCTTTAGATTTCATTATTTATCCCCTTCCTTTTTGGTTCCTATATCAAGATAAACGTCAGCCAGTCCTGCGGTTTCTCTTAAAGCATTTAGCAAGTAAGCATTGGCTTTGATTAATCCTCCAATATGTTTCACGTTGTCATTGTTCATTGCTACATTGTCAACATCCTGATCGGCATCGGCCAAAAAGCCTAAACGACTCATCATATCGCCTAGATGAAATAACCCATATTCGATAGATTCGCACAGTTGCTCAGATTCATTGCGTAAGTCTCTTAAGCCTTGTTCATTTCTTGGTTCAATGCTTTTGTACTTATTGAACTTGTTAAAGCTCGCGCTATCTTGTAGAGCTAATAAAATGGTTTGATTAAACATGAGCCACCTCCATTGATGAAGAAATAGAACGGGTAGAGATTGCCGAAAAAGTGCGGTCGTTTTTCACGGTGTTTTGAAGATTGATTTTGCCGGTAAGTACAAGAACAAAATCACGGGCGAATTGGGCGCGCGCAGCTTGTTCTGTGT